GACGATGATCTAGGATTACCGACTAAAAGACGTAGATTAACAAAAGGGATCTCCTCAAAACGAGAAAAATAATTATCCCCCTTAGTATAGTCAGCAAAATTTTCTAAATACTTCCCCCGTCGAGCCTTTAACTTTAAGGAACATGGGAGGAAGTTGCGACTATTAATCTGGACAAACCTATCAGTAAAAAAATATTTCCCGGCAGAAGGTGTTAAACCTGACACATGACCAAAATATTTCCACAATTCGTGAACTAGGTCATTAGCAGGAAAGGCACAATCATCTCCGTTAATCACAAGAGGGAGTCTCTTTAAAGACATATGTTTCTGTAGTAATCCCTCTTCGAGACAAATTCCACATAAGGCAGCATTTACAATACAAAGGACTGGGAAGCTAGTAACAGAGCCCATTAATTGACCATTTTGTTGGTCACGCTCATCACTAATCTCACCAGTCGATCCAAAAATATCGTCAGAACTTATTTTATGGTTCACAAGAGAGTCGACAAAAAGATCACCAAGAACTGAGCCATCAAGGCCCAAACTCTTATTGATCTGATGTCCACAAAACTCAGAGAGTTCGGCTAACAAATTATCGGTGGCGGCCTTATAGTCGCCACTAAGCCACTTTAAATATGAACCAAGACGATTGGATAGATAACCCTCAGAGACCATCTCGCCCACTAATCTGAAGCACATCTCTTTCAAAACAGAGTGTAAAAACACCTGGAGAGGCTTCAAGGCAAAGGTCCTTAAAGGAGGGGACTTCGTAATAACTCTAACCTTAAAAGATTCCGCAAGTCCAAGAGGACTAATATTATTCGACTCTAAAGGAGCGATATTGCGGCTTAACTCTGTCACAGTCTTAACTAAATGCCTAATAGGCCTATCATCATACGTTAGACCGGTCTCCTGGGTATCCGTATATTTAAAAGGTCGAAGACCTATGATACCTTTCAGACTACAGTCTAAAATAGACGACTGACCAAAGACACTGGGCAGATCAAGAAATTCTGCAATATAGTGTAACAGAGACTCAGGTAGTTTACGAAGAGAACTTGTAAAGCTGAACGCAATTAAGCGGTTTACATTATAGTCTCGACTTATATTTCTCGGAACGGAGAGAAATTTCTTAAGGAGGGGGTGCTCCATAATTGAAGTCACACTCCCTCCCCCATTGCGCGAATTAATGTAGTTAGCAGAGGTCGAAGGAAAGAAGGCCGCGTCATTGGCCATAAAATTTTGAAAACGACCCCTAAATCTATCGAAAAGTTCTTTGACTCGACGTCCTATTTCCCTTTTCATTACCGAGACGCCTGCGAGCCGACTCCATTTCAATTCCCTAAGATAGGGTAAGTACGAACCATAGGACTTTGTTCCTATGAGGGTTCGGACCGGAGTAGGTTGGCAGACATCCCAATATGAAAGGCGTTTTGGGAAGCCCCCAACAATACTTTGTTGAGGACAGAACAATTCGGGAGTTTCCTTAGCTTCTGTGAACACGGGAGCGGAGAACAGAGCTTTAACAGTATCTTTTACGGAAACTTCTATACGGTCAGGACTCGGTCGTGGGCAAGCACCTTTCACACCTTGAGAAATCGAGGTGAGAAAACTTGACCAGATCAATTTGGTCCCGTCATTATGACATCCTAAAGCACACCGACGTAATTTACGCATAAAACCATGTGCAGAACCGTATAATAGACGACTACAAACTAAATCACCTGGAAATTCAGACGGATTCGGATAACCAGTTCCAGCCATATAATAGGCAAAAAAGGAACCAGTTGCCCATTTCATCACATCAATCCAGGGGTCAGGCTTCTTAATTAATTTCATAAGCCCGACATAGTATTTAAAAGTGCGACTTAAGAGGTAATTACGGCAATTAAAGCCGTATAAAATATAAATTTGTAAAACCTCCTCAAGGCAAGTTAGAAGTCTGAGTGCTGTGACGTTATTGTCGTTAGACCTATGAAGTAAATCTTGGTCAGCATATAACGTCGCAGGGCGCTGAACAGTCCAGGCGCCATGGACTTGGATACCCTCAATATTTTCTAGGGTAAACCTATCGGCTCTCTTCTGGGAGCCTATCCCTACTGGGACCCAGTGGAAACAATCAGATGACTTCGGTTT